TGATGTTTACACCCCTTTCACTCGCGTATGTGTATATTAACCCTGTCATTATTAACACATTCCCTAACGCGGTGTTTGAGTCACCACTCATCCTATTTCTATTGATCTTGTATAGGATTTTGCCCTCTTTTGTATACCCAACGCCTTTGTTGCTACGTTGAAGCGCAATAAGTTTCTTGAAATACTTATTGCCCTTGTAAAACGATTCGTATACACTATGTTCCCAGATGAGAGCATCGAGTGTGACATGCTCGTCGAACCTGGAAGCATCAAGTCCGACGGCAACGGGATCAACAAACTGATCCCAGTGGTGCCTTAATGCCAACCCTCTCGTTCGCGCATTAAGGCATTTAAATACAACCGTGTGACCGAACACATCATTTATATTCTTATAAATTTTCTTCTCTATAGGCTTTATGAACCTACCTGTCTCGACCGTATACCTAGGGCTACGTGGTTGAATAACCCTAGGGACGGCATTTGGCTTGGCTGTGAAGTTGTACTTCTCGCGTTTTACAAATGGCCTGACGTTTGCCAATTTTGGGGAAAATCCATATGAATTGTTTTCATTTACAGCTTGTTGATAAATCTTTACCCTTCGATCCTGGAATAAATCTACGAATCCTTGCGGACTCAACGGGATGGCCTGGTGTGACTTACCAACTAGCTGATCAGTGAATACACTCAATCCATTGAATGTTCCTATTGCTATGTCAGGTGGTTTCTTGTAAACGCCGTCTTCCTTGATGAAGAAGACACGCTCAAGCAATGCTCTTTCTAGAGTCGATAGAGAATTGTGGTAAACTCCGTAAAACACTTCATTTGACAGATAACTGAAGTGGTCAAGGGTACGGAGTTTGTTTGGGGTTCCCAGGAATGTTACTACCTTTAGATCGGGGTGTTCTGGGGCGATGGTTTTCTCGCATAACACCTCAGGTAGTAATCCTAGGCACCCCTAGGCCCTAGGAGTGGGCCCCTTTGACCTAGTCATAAAGGGCCCAAACCATGGCCTGGTGGAGTGCCAACTGGCATCACGCTTGTCCAATTGCAGGAGTAGCTTTCTGCTACTTCGGTACTTAGCCGCGTCGATCTCACATTCCGTTGGTGTGAACACCATCTCCACTGCCATTGGCATGAAGGTCGCAATGTGCGTCGGTCTAAGTTTCCGTGCTTGGAACAACTGGAGTAATTTATGGCGCACGACTAACCGTGTCGCCTGATCGTCTAGTCCCACTCCAGGGGTACTAAGTCGAACTTCAGCTATGCAATCCATGACAAAGTGCTTGCGCGCCCTGCCATCCTTGTTTAGCTCGGTGGTATCTGGGGGAGATGCCCCCACCGCCAGCAGCGGGGTTATCTCATTAACGTCTTCCACCACCTGGGAATAACGTTCTTCATCTTTTTTGGGGATCATGTACTTGAAGCAACTATTATGCAAGGCTTTCATAACTGTTGCCGCTCCACCGGCTGATATAATACCTAGGATGATGAGTTCAGTAATTATAACCATATATTTTAACG